GGCGTCTACAGGAGATAATGACGGTATGTATACTGGTTATGAACCAAATGAAAGTCATGATGACGACTCACAAAACACTGCGCTCGATGATTTCCTCGCAAGTTTCAAGATTATCAAAAGGGGTGTCAGTGATGAATAATGACGAACGCGATAATAATCGCTCAGCAGAAACTCAATGGTGGCTAAGAGCTCCTTGTAGCGCAAAATCTTATACGTTTTATGATTATGATTATGGCAAGCAAAGGGCGCTTTGTCACGTTCCGATGGTGATGCGTAGTGCGCCTATTACAGAATCTGATGATTTTGATGACTTTGATGACTGCGATACAGGAGAGTTAGATAGGTATTTATCTGAGTTCACTGTATACAAGAAAGAAGGTGGCACTACATAAATCCTTACATCGTGTACCACTGCCACACAGAAGACAGCTTATTGGATAGCTGCTCGAAGTACCCAGAGTATATTTCTCTTGCTGTAAGAGATGGGGCAAAAGCAATTTCATTCTCAGAGCACGGTAAGCCGTTGAACTGGACAGAAAAATATAGTGCATGTAAACAAGCGGGGATTAGATATATTCACTCGGTCGAAATATATCTAACGGAATCACTAGAAGAGAAAGTAAGAGATAACTACCACACAGTCTTAATGGCTCGTAACTTAGATGGTTTAAAGGAACTCAATGAACTGATTAGTATGTCGTGTGATGAAGACCATTTTTACTACACGAACCGTATTACGTTTGATGAGTTTCTGAATATTTCCGATAACATTATTTCAACAAGTGCTTGTTTGGCGTCGCCGCTTAATAAGCTACCAGATAACCATCCAAGGTATATGGAGCTCGCTAAGAAGTATGATTTCTTAGAAGTTCAGGCACATAACCATCCAGACCAGATAGCGTTCAACAAGAGGCTGTTGGAACTTGCAAAGAGGATAGGGACGCCATTAATAGCCGGAACCGATACTCATAGTTCAAGCAAGTATAAAGCAGAATGCCGCTCGGTTTTGTTAAAAGCAAAGCATAAATCGTATGGAGACGAGGACGCTTTCGACCTAACGTATAAGACATATGATGAACTTGTGGAACTTTTTAAGACTCAGGGAGCACTGCCCGAGGAATCGTATATGCAAGCCATTGAGAATACAAATCTCTTATACGATATGACCGAAGAAATTGATATAGATACCGCTATCAAGTATCCAATTCTTTACGGGACACGAGAGGCGGATAATGATAAATTTACAGAAACAGTGGAAACAAAATTCGCAGAGAAAATTGCTAAAGGTGTTATCCCACCGGAGCAAGTAGATGCCTTTAGAAAAGCAATAAACGAAGAAATGCGAGTTTTCCAAAAACTTAACATGACTGGGTTTATGCTGTCAATGTCAGAACTGGTATGTTGGTGTAAATCGCAAGGCATGGCGATTGGAACAGCTAGAGGTTCTGTCGGAGGTTCGAGAGTAGCATACGTAACGGACATTATTGACCTAAACCCTGAGACATGGCATACGGTATTCTCAAGATTCTGTAATGAAGACAGAGAGGAGATTTATCTTAGTCTCCCTATATGGCGACATATAGATAACAAACTGGTGAACCCACAAATGTGGGGTGTGGCAGCGTGACTGCCGCTAACGGGGAACCCTAAACCGAGAGGCATGGGAATCCCGTGGTAAGCTAACTATTTCACTCGTTAACAAGGAGGGATGTTATATGGATTTCTCTGATATTAACGGAGCATACAAAAGAATAAATGGGTTTGACGATTATTACATAACAGAATTCGGAGAGGTGTATTCTACCAGACCGATAGGCGCTGGAAAAGAACATAAACTCCACAAACTCAAACCCAAAGACCCTGGAAACGAAAAGAAGTACCTTAATATTATCCTTTGCAGAGATGACGGTCAGTACACAAAATCTATACATAGACTTGTAGCAGAACATTTTGTTGATGGATATTTCGATGGCGCGGTTCCAAATCATAAGGACGGCAATAATCGAAATAATTGTAGGGACAATCTTGAGTGGGTTACGATTCAAGAAAATGTAAACAAATCGTACATTACTTCTGGAATTTCAGCCAAGAGGCAATTTAAGAAGTGGTCATTATATAGTCCAGAGTCAGAACTGCTAGGAGTGTTTTATAACCATATTGATATGGAGAACTTTGTTAAGCAGCAAAGATTACCCACAAGTCCAACTATGTTGACAAAGTATGGAGCGAACAAGGGTTACTACGTGCATAAAGAACGAGTGAAAGTTAGTTAGAAACTGTAACGACTATCCGTAAGGAGTACATTATGGGCGAAAATCCCATAGTGGAAGTGCCAGTCCCTGTATATTACAGGTGAAGATATAGTCTAAACCCCTAATAAATATCGGGAAACCGAGGGTATTCATTGAGGAGATATCGATATAGATTGCGTTGAGTCAGACAGACCAGCAATCTTCAGATATATAACTAATCGATTTGGCGTTGATAAAACAGCGCGAGTTGCTTCTTTCGGAACAATGAAAGCTAAGGGAGTGCTTGATGATGTTGGAAGATGTCTCGCAAACAAATGGAACGAAGAACATTTGTCGGGAATGTCTAACGCTGATAAGGCTCTGGCTGCAAAGAACGACAATCCTTGGTCGCTTCATAGGATATCTGAAATTAAGAAAGAGCTTAGTCCAGCAATAGCGTACGCCGAATCAACCGGCAAGAACGACGCAGACAAGAAGCGGTTAATAATGGAGTCGGAGGAGTTTAAGCGGCTATCGAAAAAATATCCTGAGTTGTTTTACTACTTTGACGGTCTTTATACTACTAAGATTTCTCAGTCAGTGCATCCGGCAGGAATGATTATTAGTCCGATTACGCTCGTGGATAATTACGGTGTTTTTAATAAAGACGGTGAAAACTGCCTAATGTTAGATATGGAGAATGTTCATAATATCGGGCTAGCTAAGTATGACTTCCTTATACTCAAAACCGTACAGGTAATTAGAGACACTTGCAGATACTTAAATCAGCCATACCCAAAGACACACGAGATTAACTGGAACGACGAAGCTGTGTGGGCTGATATGATAAAAAGCCCGTCTGGACTATTTCAGTTTGAGAGTGCGTTTGCCTTTGACAGCTTGAAGAAGTTCCAACCACATAGCATTTTTGACATGTCTATGGTTACGGCGGCAATTCGTCCGTCTGGTGCTTCTTATCGAGACGATTTGTTGGCGAAGAAACAACATCATAACCCGTCCGAATTGATTGATAACTTACTGGCAAACAACCTTGGGTATTTGATTTATCAAGAGGATATTATCGCGTTTCTTCAACAGGTTTGTGGTCTGTCGGGAAGCGAAAGCGATAATGTCAGACGAGCAATAGGGCGAAAGCAAAGAGATAGACTAGAAAAGGCTTTGCCAGACATTATGAATGGATACTGTGAAAAATCTGATAAGCCAAGGAAAGAAGCCGAGGCAGAGGCAAAAGAGTTTCTCCAGATTATAGAGGACTCGTCATCGTATATGTTTGGCTATAATCACTCTATAGCATATTGTCTTCTTGGATACTTATGTGCTTATTACCGATACTACCATCCGATTGAATTTATCACCGCGTTTTTGAATAACGCCGCAAATGATGACGACATAAGAAGCGGTACGGCATATGCAACTCGTGTAGGAATAATGGTAACCATGCCCAGATGGGGACTTTCGAGAAGCGAGTATTTCTTTGATAAAAAGCGTAATATCATTGCCAAGGGTCTTACATCAATTAAGTATATGAGCAATGGAATTGCAGAAGAGCTGTATAAAATATCGCAAAGCAACAAATATACTCATTTCGTAAGGTTGCTAGAAGTTCTTGACACTCAGTCGTCTGTTAATACAAGGCAGTTAGATATTTTGATAAAGCTTGATTTCTTCAGTGATTTCGGAAATCAATGTGAACTACTGCGCATAACAGATATGTTCTATAACTTCTTTAATAAAGGACAAGCAAAGAAGATATCCAAAGATAAGGTTGACGGGACACCGCTTGAGCCCATTGTTTCGAAGTATGCTGTTGGCGTAACAAAGTCAGGTGGAGTTGCAAAAAGCTACACACTTTTGGATATCAGGTCGATTATGGTTGAGGTTGAGAACGCTATAAAGGCGGCTAATCTACCCGATATTAGCGACGTACTTAAGGTTCGTAATTTCTATGATGTGATGGGTTATATGGGATATGTATCCGGCAAAGAAGAAGACAGGCGAAAGCTTTGTGTGTTAGAGATATATCCGGTACATCGCAAGAAGGATGGGAAACAGTTCGGATATTCTATCATTACAAAGTCAATTGGTAGCGGCAAAGAGAGCAGATTCACTGTATTTAATAAAGTTTACGATTTAGAGCCTATACATAAAGGAGATATTATCTTCTGCGGTGGATTTGTAAAGGACGGTTGTTATTATACATTGACAAAATATCACAAGATATATTAGGGGGTGAAGTAAACGGAAGTAATTACTCAAGACGCTATTGTGAAGTCTATGGAGAAGTGTTCCGCTTTGCCAAGATATAGGGTCGGCTTTTGCTTTTCGTCGATGAAGGAAGCCCGCGAGTTTTATAACTCTATTCGTGATATTTATACTAGCGACGGCATTCCCGGAATTAAACGTATGCATGAATTTGGTTCTTCGTCTGGTCAAATTATGTTCAATACCGATAGCTGTATTGATGTTTTCTCATTCAATAACTCAATTGGGAGAAGATTACATGATGTTTACTGGGACGAATCAATAGAGCATAAGTTTGACGACAAAATTCAGAACTACTTTAGCAGCCTCTTGATAAGCTACCACGGTATTCCGATTCCAGAAGCGAAGCATACAGACTGGACTGACAGTGCTGATACGACAGAATTGGATGCATTCTTAAATTCGTTTAGAATCACCCACAATATATAGTGTATGTTTATTTCAAACATACTATATATAGAACAAAAACGTGAATAAAAGCGGCTTTTTACAACCCTTGAAAGGGGGTGAATAAGTGGATAAGCAATTCTGCAATAAATGCGGGAAACCGTTTGACTTGTGGGATACGCAAGAGGATTTCTCTATTATGAAACGTCTCGGATACGGGACAAAGAACGATGGAGACATTCTTGACCTGCATCTATGCTGTCAGTGCATGGACGAACTGGTTGATGAGTGTGATATTTCTCCAATCGAAGAAGATACATAACATTGGGAGGCAAAAATGAAGGTAGAGATTCTTAAACATCCTACGGAGGCAGACTGGCTACTTTGTAAAAAATGTACCTTGGTAACTGTCTCCAAGGACTCTGATAAGCCGGCGACGGATGAATGGAAAGTGAAACTGTTAAAGGCTAATCATTCGCCTATTAGAACATTACAGTTCTGCTTTAGGCTGACAGATATTCCTTATTGGGTTTCTGTTCATTTGTGTCGTCATGTCCATGCTACTCCGTTTGTGTCAACGCAGAGAAACGATAGGCAAGACAAATACGATAGAGGTGCAGCACCTCAAGACGCTCCTGTAACTATGTGCTGGTATATGAACGCAGAAGAGTTCATTACGATATCGCACAAAAGATTGTGCAGACTGGCATCTCAGAAAACCAGAGAAGTTGTACAGATGATGTGCGACGAAGCGATTAAGGTTAACCCTGAGTTTAAGGAATTACTAGTTCCAAATTGTGCATATCGTGGTGGGATATGCGAAGAGTTTAATTGCTGCGGACTGAACAAGCAATATGGCGCAAAGTAGCATAGATACACGTATTCGTAATCCTTCAAAGATGAAGCAACTGATTGACTTCAAGGACTTAGAAGTTGACGGTTATATTTACCCGACAGATATTGACGGGTTGATTGAGTATAAAGACTCAGAATACATAATTTTTGAGGTTAAGTTCGGAGATGCAGAAGTGCCAAAAGGTCAGAAGTTGGCTCTCCAAAGAATGGTTGATGACTTTACAAGGGTCGGCAAACAGGCAGTTGTGTTTGTGTGTGAGCACTCTGTAAGAGATGAAGATACGCCGGTTGTTGCCGCATGGTGTAAGGTTCGTGAAATATACTACGGACACGAAAAGCGATGGCGGCATCCAGACAGAGAGTTAACGGTAAGACAGGCTGTTAATGCATTTCATAAATTCTCAAACTCAAATAAGGAGGTGTGACTTATCAAGGTAATCCTTATTTCGGGGAAGGCTCAGCACGGCAAGGACACCGTGGCTAGCATGATAGAAGACAGGCTAACAAACAGGGGAGAAAGGGTGCTGATAGCCCACTTCGCAGACCTACTGAAATTTATATGTACGAGCTACTTTGGCTGGAATGGCTTAAAAGACGAAGACGGCAGGCATTTACTTCAGTATGTCGGTACAGAAGTTATCAGATATAAAAACCCGTCTCTATGGGTTGACTTCGTAGCTGCTATGCTTACCTATTTTGATGGCAGTTGGGACTACGTAATTATTCCAGATTGCAGATTCCCTAACGAAGTAACCAGAATGGCAGAGAAGTTTGACACAATATACATAAGAGTTGAGCGCCCTAACTTTGTAAGCAGGCTAACAAAAGAGCAGCTAAATCATCCTTCAGAATTAGCTCTCGATGATTATGCGCCAGACTATAAGATTATAAACGACTCCAGCAAAAGTGAATTGCTGGCAAAGGTTTCATTATGGATTGAGGAGATTTTATATGGGAATGAAAAGCACTAAGGGTATTTTTGACGAGCTTGAGTTAGATATCGGAGGAGTTCTGCTTGAAAACGGCTTGGTAGATGATTTACTTCATTATCAAGACCTGAGCAATCGCAAGCTATTCCTCGCGTCAGATATTACCCAGGACATAGTATCAGATATTGTCAGAAACATTCTGCAATATAACACGGAAGACAAGGAAATTCCTACCGAAGAGAGGAACCCAATCTTCCTTTACCTCGTATCGCGTGGCGGCGAGGTGGACGCAGGGTTCCAACTCATTGACACTATCCTGCACAGCAAGACACCTGTATATACGATTAACACAGGCTATCAGTATAGTATGGGCTTCTTAATCGGACTCGCTGGACACAAGAGATTTGGAACTCCAAACGCAAAGTATCTCATGCACGATGGAACCTACGCTGTGTGTAACTCAAGCACAAAGATTAGAGACCATATGAAGTTCCAGGAGCGCGAAGACGAAAGACTGAAGCAGTACATTCTTGAACACAGCAATATCACAGCAGACGAATACGACGCTAACCTCAGAGTTGAATGGTATATGTTCGCAGATGAGGCAAAGCAAAAGGGGTTCGTGGACTATATTATCGGTCAGGACTGTGATATTGATATGGTGATTTAAGGAGTATTTATGGCACAAACAAAGAAGCGAGGGGACGAGCATTTGTCCCCTCCAGACAAGCTAGACAAGTTCCCGTTCTACGGATACGAACTTGACGATGAACAATTGATATTTGCCAACTCAATTTGGGATAGTGGCAAAGACATCATTTTCTGTAATGCATGTGCAGGAACGGGCAAAACAACAGTTGCTACAGGTGTTGCGAATATGTTGGTTAAGTACGGGTTTTACGAAAACATCATATACATAATGTCTCCGTATGGAGAACGCAAGCAAGGATGGCTGCCTGGAACAATTACAGAAAAGAGCTCAGTATATTTTGAAGCGTTTTATCAGGCATTAAAGAATTGTGATATCAACCCGATGACATCCATCAACGATGACACTATGGTAAATCAGAAGACAGGAAGAGGATATATCACTTGTATCACTGATACCTTTTTAAGAGGGTCAACATTAGATAATGCTGTTGTAATCATTGATGAAGCGCAAAACTATACTACGGCTCAGTTAAAAAAGACGCTAACAAGAATTGGCTCACACTCAAAGGTGGTTGTAATTGGGCATGATTTGCAATGCGACCTTGACAATCCACGACTAAGTGGATTTATCAAGTATCTAAACCATTTCAAAACCAAAGAAAGGACTGCGATTTGCAGTCTGACAACCAATCATCGTAGTTGGATAAGCCAGTATGCTGACGAGCTAGCGGAATAAGGCGGTGAAAAATGGAGAATAAATTAACAGTGTTAGTAGATGTAGACAATGTATTGGAGAATCTCAATGAAGCGTGGGTAAATGCTGTTAATGAAAAGTATGGCACTACAACCTCACCAGAAGATATAGCTTCTTGGGACATCGAACAATACTTCGAAGGTCTTTCGAGAACACAGGTTTTCTCTCCGTTGCATGATGAGAGCTTCTGGGAAAGGCTTGAACCAATAGGCGGCGCTTCTGAGTATCTGAAGAAACTTATTGATGACGGGCATCAGGTAGTTCTAGTTACCTCTTCTCATCCAGACACGATTAAATATAAGTACAGCTTCATCAATAGATATTTCCCATTTATCTCATTCAAAGACATTATTTTTACTTCCAAGAAACAGATGGTTCGTGGAGATGTGATGATTGATGATGCGCCTCATAATCTTGAGGGAGGTAGATATATCGGTTTGCTGATGGACTCACCGCATAACAGGAACTACGACGCAACCGCTCATGGATTTATCCGCGTAGATAGTTGGGAACAAATTTATAAAGCAGTAGATACTATTGCGAGGGAGGAGAAGTAAATGCCTATTTTGTATTCGACTGGATGCCCAAGATGCAAAATATTGAAGAAAAAGCTTTCTGAAATGGGAGTAGAATACGTAGAGAATAACAATGTTGACGAAATGCTTGCGCTTGGCTTTAATGACGTTCCAATGTTGAGTGTTGACGGAAAGTTAATGAATTTTAGCGAAGCTGTAAAATGGCTTTTGTCAGGAAATGGAGAAGTGGCTAATGAAAAGTAGTAAGAACATTATCGAATCATATTTAAGAAAAGATGATTGGAGGGTAAAAGAAAATTCGAACGCGCCGTATAGCTTTGGTAGCATGAATAAGTATATCACGGCGGAAGTAAGTAAGGACTATTGGTTGAGAGAAGTATACCCAGAATATATTTCCAAGGCATATGTTGACGGATACATCCATTTGCATGATTTAGGTGGTCTAACATTGTATTGCACTGGTTATTCGTTAAAAGATATCATAATGAAGGGTGTAAGAGGTGTATCTAATATACCTACATCTTCTCCGGCTAAGCACTTCGACTCTATTTTGAATCAATGTGCTAACCTGATTACTGTGTACCAGAATGAAATTATGGGCGCTGTAGCTTTTAACGGGTTTGACACATTGCTTGCTCCGTTTGTAAAACAGGACAAGCTTACATACACAGAAGTCAAACAGCATATGCAGAATTTTATTTTCAGTATTAACAGCAATAGTAGAGGCGGGGCAGAACCAGCATTTTTCAATCTGACTTTTGATTTGACGCCTCCAGAAGATATGATAGATGACTACTGTATGCTTGGTGGCGATTTTGTCAGCTTTACATATCGTTCATGTCAGCAGGAGATGGATTTGATTAACAGAGTATTCTATGAAATCATGCTCGCTGGCGACTCTGAGGGTAAGTTATTCGCTTATCCAATCCCCACATACAATATTCACGAGAGATTCGACTGGGACAATCCAAATAATAAACTGCTCTGGGAGATGGCTGGTAAATACGGAACTCCTTATTTTGCAAACTTTATTAACAGCGACTTGGATATTAGCGATGTGCGGTCTATGTGTTGCAGGCTGCGTCTTGACCTTACAGAACTTCGTCACAGGAACGGCGGTTTGTTTGGAGCTGGCGACTCCACCGGTTCAATAGGAGTTGTTACAATTAATTTGCCGCGTCTCGGCTATGAAGCAAACGGCTCAGAAGAAGCGTTTTTTGAACTATTGGATAAGTATCTGAATATAGCTAAAGAAAGCCTTGAAATCAAACGCGACTGGCTGCAAAAAAATGTTATCGAAACCAGACTCATTCCAGCATATATGGAGTACGTCGGCACGATTAATAACCATTTCTCGACCATTGGTATTTTGGGAATGAATGAAATGTGCGAGAATTTCATGGGTAAGAACATTCTAGATGATGAAGCTCATGGTTTTTGTGTTAAAGTAGGAGAGTATATCAGACAAAAACTTCTGGATTTCCAGTCAGAGACAGGGCACCTGTATAATTATGAAGCTACGCCAGCTGAATCCACTTGCTATAGATTGGCGTTGTTAGACAAGAAGAAGTATCCTGATATTATCACACAGGGCACCGGTAAAGATATTTACTATACAAACAGTTGCCATATTCCTGTAGGATTAATTGAGGATATCAATTCTACATTTAAGCATCAGGAAGACTTGCAGAGCCAATTCACAGGAGGCACGGTAATCCATTGCTATCTAGAGGGCGCAATTCCAGGAGAACATGCAAAGCAAATCGTAAAGTCGATGTTCCAAACATATAAAGTCCCCTATATGAGCTTATCCCCAATCTCTAGATATTGCAAAAATCATGGGTATATCGATGAAAATGTGGATAAATGCCCCGTATGTAAAGAGAGGTTAAGCATGTTCCAGAGAATCACAGGCTATCTGCGCTGCGTGGATAATTTCAACAGAGGTAAACGAGCGGAGTTTAAGGATAGGAAGCAGTTGTGCTAATCAAAGCTGTAAAGACGGAACGATATCAAGATTATAAGTATCCATGTATGTTCATCGCTTGCCATTCGTGTTCTTTTAAGTGTGAAAAAGAATGTAAAATGAGGGTGTGCCAGAATAGCGACCTAGCTAAATCACAAGACATTGATGTGCCTATAAGCGAGTTAATACAAAAATACATAGATAACCCAATTACTAAATCTGTTGTGTTTGGCGGTCTTGAACCGTTTGACGATATAGGCAACGTGCTTGAATTTACAAGGGAGTTGCGTAAGTGCGGTATTAATGATGATGTTGTGATATACACCGGGTACACCAAAAAAGAAATCACAGAAGAATTCAACAAAGCATATATGGAGTTGTACTCGTACGGGAATATAGTCATAAAGTACGGCAGATTTATCCCAAATAAAGTCAAACATTTTGACAGTGTGCTAGGCGTTTGTTTATGCAGCGACAATCAGTACGCAGAGAGGCTTGAATAAATTTTTGTGCCGAGGAGGGAACCTCCCTCCAACGCACACTTAATTAATTGTAGAGGCGAGAATGAAAATAATAACAAATCCAGATAAGGAATATGTGAAAGAGATAAAAGCACAACTTAAAGCAAACAACCACTATTGCCCATGTAGGCTTCAAAAAACGCCAGATACTAAATGTATGTGCAAAGAGTTTAGAGAGCAGGAGTCTGGTATGTGCCACTGCGGTTTATACATAAAGGTACCTGAATAAAGTATGGGTTATACTTTATTTCATGGCGACTGTCTTGACATTATGAATGACATACCCGACAGTTCAATCGATATGGTGTTGTGCGATTTACCCTACGGCACAACATCATGTCGTTGGGATACCATTATCCCATTTGAACCGCTGTGGGAACAATATAATAGGATTACAAAAGACAATAGCGCCATCGTGTTATTCGGCACAGAACCATTTTCCAGTCGTTTAAGAATGAGCAACCTAAAGAACTTCAAGTACGACTGGATTTGGAAGAAAAGCAAGCCGAGTGGTCATTTGAATGCGAAAAGGCAACCAATGAGAGCGTATGAAATTATATCTGTATTCTACAAGAAACAATGTGCTTATTATCCACAGGGACTTATTGAAGGAGTCTTTGACAATAATCGCCCGAGCAGAGGGAGCAAGGTAAAGGGCGAGTATGTTCATGGTGCGGAGAGGTGCAATTTTGGACTGAGTAGATATACGAACTACCCAATTAATATACTTGAATACCCAAACCCAAATAATAAGACCGTTCATCCAACGCAAAAGCCGGTGGAGCTTTTGAAGTATCTAATTAATACATACACTAAAGCGGGGGGGGGTAGTACTAGATAATTGCATGGGTAGTGGTTCGACCGGGATAGCGTGTGTAGAAACTGACAGGGATTTCATCGGAATAGAATTGGATGATAAGTATTACTCTATTGCTAAGCAGAGGATAGATGAGTCATTTCTAAGAATCGAGGTAAAATGCTAGTTTGGAATGTATTTAGAGAGGATGTAAATCGTAATAGGATATACGAATTCAATGTGTTTAATCATCACTATTTCATAGAAGATTGTGTAAAAACATTCAAGAAGTACAAGGGAGACCGAGAAAAAATTGAAGAGGAGATTAAACGCTGGCTTCAGTACTATTATTGGTGTAAATGTGAACACGAGATAGTAATTACAGGATTCCCGCCATCTGAAAAAACCAGTCGTAAGGTCGATATTTATTCGCAAGTAGTTATGAACTGGGACAGATTTTTCGACTATTTGTGGGAAAATCAAAACGAACTAAAGAAAATGAAGGAGTGATATCCATTGAACATCAATGTAAAAAGACTTAATCAGAACGCTTTGATTCCGCAGAGAGGGTCTGCGTGTGCGGCAGGATATGACTTGTACGCAAATATCGAAGAAGAAGTAACTATCGAACCGTTTTGTGTTGCGAAAATCGGTACTGGTATCTCAATCGAAATCGTTGATGGATACTTCGGAGCCGTGTTCGCAAGGAGCGGACTTGCAACTAAACAGGGGTTACGTCCTTCAAATTGTGTAGGGGTTATTGATTCTGATTATCGAGGGGAGATTATGGTTTCTCTTCGTAATGACAGCGCTGTCACAAGAGTTATTAGCCCGAACGACAGAATTGCACAGCTTGTGATTCTTCCGTACCAAGCCGTGGAGTTTAACGAAGTGGAAGAGCTCTCTGACACTCAAAGAGGAGAGGGCGGTTTTGGTAGCACAGGGATTGGTCTTACAAAAGAAGAATCTGCTTCATGGGAACAACTCGGTCTATTCAACAAAGAGTATACTACAAGCAATGACACGTATACAGTAACAGTTGAGTAGTTTCATACCCAAATAATAACAATGAGATATATCAAGATAACAAGAATAATTTAGAAAGGATGATTATATTAGTACGAAATTAAAAGTAGTAGCGGTATTAGTTTTGACATTAGCGTTTTTATTTATTGGAGCCGCGTGTGGTAAAGATGAAGAAGGTAAGGCAACAAATGACTCGCCATCAACTGTAGACGAGGTTATAAACACAACTGGAATAACGGCAGCGACGACTCAAACAACAGTTAAGCCTACAGAGAAGGTTAACGAGGCGCCAACTAATACTCCAAAAGAGGAGAAGCCAGAAGAACACGAAGATAAGAATGGCGAAAATACATATAAAGAAGAACCTACTGAATCGGGGAAAGATGATGAGTCTGATTATAAAAGTGTCGAGGAGGATTCTAAGGCAGAGTACAGCAACTCGACGTATTCAGAATACGAGATTGACCTGATTGCAAGAACCACATATTTAGAATCTGGTAACTGCGGGGAATACTGTCAGTGGCTTACAGCCTCAACAATCTTAAATCTAGCGGATAACAGAGGCGGAGTTGCTAACGTTGTTTATGATTATAATACCTTCAACGTAGCAGGAATGATTGATGGTTGCTCACCGAGCGATTTATCTTATTCGGTCGCAAGGCGTGTCGCTTCAGGAGATAGAGATTATAATGTTATGGCTTTTAGGGTTAGCTATTATCATAGTTTCGGCACACCTTACACAAGCGCAGACAATGTTTATTTTAGTACATATTAAAGGTGGGGCGGTTTATCCGCCCTGCCATTATACATAAGGAGATAATATGCAGGAATTACAATTTGACAACTATCCAGACGTTGTTACCCCAGAGGATATTCAGAAGATGCTACGTATTGGCAGGAACAGTGTCTACGACTTACTCAAACAGGGTAAAATTAAAAGCCTTAGAGTAGGAAAGAAGTACCTAATACCTAAAACAAGTGTGATAAACTTCTTGCAAACAGCGGGGTAAGGTGCTATTATTATAGTTATAACAAAAGCTGTTTGCCAACGTGAAAGGAGTAGCATATGGCAAACAAAATTAAAGGCAGTCTGGCAACAAGGTATGGAACTTTCTATGCTGTTATCAGTCTGCGAGATATAAATGGCAAGCGAAAGCAAAAATGGATACCAACCGGTCTTAAAATCAAAGGCAATAAGAAGAAAGCAACGGAGTTCCTTAACGCAAAAATCCAAGAGTACGAGTCGCTACACCTCCAATATTATACGGGAATAACATTAGCGCAGTATTTCTCTATGTGGCTAGAAGAAGTAAAAAATGATGTGCGTCCAAATACTTACCGCAATTATGCAGGTAATATGAAAAACCATATCATACCCTACTTTGAAGCGACAAAGATTAAGTTACAAGAACTAACGCCGCTCGACCTTACAACGTATTATGAGAAGATGAAAAAGACATCTCTCTCAGCCACGACGATTAAGCACCATCATCAGAACATTAGTAAGGCATTGTCGGACGCTGTAGCAAAAGGATACATTGCAGTCAATCCAGCTACAGCAGCTAAGAAACCGAAAGAGCGAAAGTTCCAAGCAGAGTTCCTCAACTATTCCCAGTTGGAAGAATTGCTGAACCTATTTGCAAGCTCTACGGTTTACGTGCCTGTGTTACTATGTGTGATATATGGATTCCGCAGAAGCGAGGTATGCGGATTAAAGTGGCACAACATTGATTTTGAAAAAGGAACAATCCATATTTGCGAAACGCTTCAACAGTCAACCAAAGCATTAACAGGAGATTCAAATTACACAGACGACACAAAGACAGACAGCAGTAACAGAACGTTGCCAATCACAAGCAAGGCTCGTGAGTTACTTATTCGGCAGAAAAAAATCCAGACCGAGAACAAGGAGTTCCTTGGGTCTGGATACATTGAAACCGACTATGTTTGCACTCTTAGCAACGGTAAGGAAATAACGCCTAACTATCTATCAAAGCAATTCCACAAGGTTATAGAGAACAGCGACCTCCCACAAATCAGACTTCACGATTTGAGACACAGCGTAGCCTCAAATTTGCTGAACGACGGATTCACGGTAGTGCAAGTAGCCGATTGGTTAGGGCATAGCAGTAGCAATACGACACTAAAATTTTATGCCCACAACGACAAAACTTCCAAGATGGCAATTGCAGAAAAGCTGGATAGTGTTAGCTAAGTGTTAGATGTAAACACCAATTTGTTAGATATTTGTTAGATGTAACGGGGTATAGCCCGTTGGTAGAAAAAGAGAAACCCTCAAAAACGGCTTGTTTAAGCCATTCTTGAAGGTCTGAGGTGGCAGGGGCAGAAGGACTTGAACCCTCGGCACGCGGTTTTGGAGACGACGCCCGCGTGTTTTACACCGTATTTTACTGTGAATTTCTGTGTTATTTGTACAAGAAATAGGCTTTGAAATTGTATATAATAGCCTACAAAAACTATATCGTAGGAATATTTCGAGCACGTTTGTTAGATATTTTGTTAGATGTTCAAACAGCTTTTGTTATAACTATATGCCGCAGATAAGCGGCAAAAAAAAGGCAGACTGGAATCAACCAATCTGCCTTAAATTTTTGTTTGTAATATTAATCTTCGCTGTCGTTTTGGACTGCTTCATCGTCCGAGTAGTCCTTTGCGTCGATTGTGTAATCAATTTGTTTAATAACAATAAAGTCCGATTTCGCATAGTCTGAGTTCAGCATACTTTCCACGTAAGTATCAAGCTCTTCTTTCGTCTCAAACTCTATTGGACATGTAGCGCCGTCAATAGTAGTGGTTAGATACTGATACAAAGACTTGTAATCGTCTTTCTTTGCCTTAACAATCATAATCCTATACATAGTACACCAACTTACTTCGACAAAGTAATCTGTAGCTTATCAAGGTTGATGCCGTATGAGCCAGCGTATCCGTCCTGACCGTTAGAGGTCTCGTTGTCGTACTGCCAATCGAAATAGTTGGTCGAATACGAAGGAGATACTCTATATTTCGCTCTTAAATACCCAGTGCTTTTTACAACATCTGACGGCGTATAGTAATAAACCTCAATGGCATCGATAGGCTTAAGGTCTCCTGCGTAGCCGTTGTCATTGTCGTTTGCGTTATATCCCGTAACATACGGGAGCCATTTTCCGCCGCTGATATGTACACGATATTTAACAGTACCCTTACTCGGTTTAATCATAACATCAGTTATGGGAGAACCCTCCACGCCAGCGTAATCATTAAGGTTTGTTATCTCGCCGTACCACTTACCATTAGCACGCACACGATATTTAATTGACGGAATATCATCTTTATCGTCTTTGTCACTTGTAGTTGGTGTTGGCGTCGGAGTAGCGGTCGGCGTCGATTCTGTTCCACTAGACTTTTTATACCCATTATACCCACCGTTTTTAATAATAGTGGGATAATCCTTATAAGCAATATTCTGGTCAATAGTACCGATACCAGCGATGGATGGACTGTCGATGTAGTTAGTCTCACCACCATATTGCCACATTCCTAAACGGTCGTATTTGTACGAACTAGGCTTAGTATACCACTGTGCGAACCAACAGTCATAGTCATTGCGAATATGACTAGAGAGCATTGAAAGCTCATCATACCCAGTGTAAATCATAGGATAGTATCCTAAATCAGCCAAGCCATCAAGAATGATAGTTGCAACATTTGTTAGATTGCTTGAATTCCAACCACCATTATTCTTAACGTAGTCAGAATATTCCATGTCTAACGCAATGGGTAGGGTAGGGTAATAACCCTTTGCTCTCTGCTCTTTAAGCAGTCTGTCGATATGGGCAAGTTCGCTCTTTGCGTCGTTGATAGAACAAGCATAGCTAAACAGGTATACGCCCCACGGCATACCGAGGCTCTCCGCTTTTTCCACATTAGCAGCAAATCTACTGTCGTCGTTGCTTGTGCTGTTATTTCCAAACCCACAACGAATCATAACCCAGTTATATCCAGCCGCCTTAACTTTAGAAAGGTTAATATCGCCATTCCAATATGAAATATCTACACCTTTTGTATTTACAATACTTGCCATATTATCACCTCATTAAACAATCGTGATAAGAAGTTTGTCCATTGCCACCCCAAAAGCTCCAGCATAACCGTCCATTCCTTTATCTGTGTCTGTGTCACTTTGCCAGTCATAGTATGTTGAGGAATTGACGGGGGATACTTTGTAGGTTGCACGATAAATAAATCCTGCGTTTCTATCAGTGCTTGGCGTTGTGTAATATACACGAAGCGCATCAATCGGCTTGCCGATACCAGCGTAGCCATTGTCATAGTCATCCGTATCGTATCCAGTTACTTTTCCGAGCCAGTTGCCTCCCTTTACATGGGCTTCATACCAAACAGTTCCTTTATCAACTTTAATCGCCACATCAGTAATTGCATGATTTTCGATACCTGCATAATCTTGAAGATTGACAACAGCAGGAAGCCAGCCATCTTCATTTGTACGGACGCGATAGGTAACATTTGGTTTGATTCCAGCTTTGTCTTTAGGCGAAGTTTGAGTTGATGAAGATGAAGCGTTTGATTGATTTGAAGAGGCGCTAGACGTACTATACTTAGGACGACCCGCGCAAGAAATTTGAGAATCATAACGAGTTCTAATAGCACATTCTCCATATGCGGAATTCCCTGTGTTGCCCTCGATAGTAGTATAGGAGCCGTCGCCGTTATTGCTGATAATAATGCCAACATGGTCAAGGGTATAGACACCGGGCACGCTGGAGCTAGAATCGTTGCTCCAATGGAAGAACACAACATCGCCAGCCTTATATCCGCTCTTAACCAATTGTCCTTTATCATAAAAGCCTCTTGCAAGAACACCGCAGTTTGCAGATTTTACGGGGATAAGGGAATCTGCACCAGCCTGATGGAACCAGTAGCACACTGTAGCGGCGCACCACGCAACATCTCCGCCTACGGTATATCCGTAGAACCAGTTATTTGGCGTACAAGAATAAGCCGACGCTTTATAACCTTCAAGTTTTTTTGCGGTTGAAATTAATTGACTTGCAGTAATAGCCATACAAAAACCTCCTTAAATAACATAAGCCCGCCGAATTAACGACGGGCATATAACGAATGTGAAATTATGATTAATAATCTTTCGGCTCGGTGTAAGTCATAGCCTGAGAGCTGTCGGTAATACCTGCGGTCGTTGGGTCAACGACTACGCCGAGAATGCCAAGCAGCACAAACACCGTATTAACAATGGCGATAAGGTTGTTACCAACATCGCCAAAATCAAGCTCTACACCGAAAGTTCTCATAACGAGCTGGATAAGCACCAGCACGGTCGGAATAAGTGAAAGCCAAAACGTCTTGTTCTTAATTCTTACTTTCCAGTTAATGTTCATAACCTAACCTCCTAGTCTTTTGTTGGTAGGTCTAACGCCAGTTTACAACGTTCGGTTGCATAAGTATCTCCGCCTAAATTATGATAGGCGGTGTA